CGGCCAGGTCAAAGCTCGACGACGCAATCCGTGATAATGATCTCGAGCAAGTTGTGCATCGCGCAAACGTCGTGATCCGCGGATGGCAGGCGCTCGACAAGGCGGCGACTGAGGCGGGACACAAAACCTATCCCGAAGCCGTCTGGCAGAAACGACATAAAGGCAGTACCTATACGATCGTGCTGGATCGGGCTGACGTAGGGAAGGTTGCGGTCGACAGTGAGACGCCGCAGCATGTCGTGACGATCGACGAGCTGCTGACGGTGTGGACAGATTTCCAAGGCCGGCGCGTCGTCGAGACGACGAAGAGCCTGTTTCCAGGCGCGACGGTCGAGAAGGTCGGAGGAGTGAGGAAGCTAGACGATGACATCCCATTTTGAGGACGGGACAGAACGGTCACAGGAAGAGCTGGACGAGTATCTCGCCGGCATTATCGACGATTACCTCGCTGAGTGTGAGGCGTCGCCTGTGCGGTTTATGGCAGTCACAAACAACGGACGGACATACAAGGTCAGGATGGAGAACAACGTGATCTGGTTTCCGTCTCTGGCAATCAAGGCGAGGAAGAAGCAGTGAGTGAAACGAAGATCGGAAGGCCGTCCAAACGGACGCCGGAACTGATCGACGAGATATGCATCAGGATCGCAAGCGGACGATCTCTTCTCAGCGTATCGAAGGACGAGGACATGCCAGATCACGCAACGATCTGGCGTTGGATGCACGCGGAAGAGGATTTCCGCGACAAATACGCGCGCGCAATCCAGACGCGAGCCATTAATCACGCAGAAGAAATAAGCGAGACAATTCAACAGGTTAAGCGAGGAGAGCTACCACCTGATGTAGGGCGCGTCGTCGTCGACGGCATGAAATGGGTAGCTTCTCGTTTGTTGCCAAAGGTTTACGGCGACAAGCAGATCGTCGAGGCGAACGTCACGCACACGCATCAGCTGCATCTTGATGCGTTGCGTGCGCTGTCTGCACGTCGATCGGGTAACGATGTCGGGTACATCGAGGGCCAAGTCATTGATATTACTGGCGATCCAACCTTTTCGGGTGAAAGGCAGGATCCGCCAACGCTCAAGCTGCAGGCCGTAAACGCCGAAGACCCCCCCGGCGGGGGCATAGTACCGGGGGGCGGTCTTGCGCCGCCTACCGCTACTCGTACACGCAAAAAACGATCGGACCCCCCACCCCCCGGCACACCGAAACGCCGACCCGCCAAAAAAACAAAAAACGAAAAATGACGATAAGCTGGTTCCGGTACGTCAGGCATCACGACGTTCCTGCACGCCAGGCGGAAGGCTGGGCGGTTGCCGCTGACTTGGGACCGACGCATGGACAATGGTCGGTCCTAATGCAATGGTCCCGCCCGGGAAGCCCGCCGGGATGTGAGACGGACGAACCTGATGCCGCAGCCGCCGATCACGAAAGCAGCCGCCGAAGAGACGGTGTTCGGATTATTGGCGGCTCTGAAAGCGGGGTATAGCACGGGGCGATCAATCGCGCTGCTGGCTGAAAAGCTGGGCATTAGCCCGCCGACGATTTACACTAGGTTACGTCATAACGGCCCGATCGCTAGGTCGTTTCCACAGCTTTACCAACAGTTTTTAGATGCGTCGCGTGCGCGTCCGGCGCAGGAGGTTGAGTTCGCGCCTGCAGCAAAGCCGCGGGTGTCTGTGCGTGCGGGAGCGTCTCCGGAGGGGGAGACGATTAGGGTCTGCGCGATCGGTGATGTGCATGACAGCCCGACGCAGGACAAGGAGCGGTTTAAGTGGTTCGGGCGGCACATTGCGGCGACGCGGCCTGACAAGGTTGTGCAGATTGGTGACCTTGGAGACTTCCACAGCTGCTCGAGCCATGAGCCGGTCGGATCTCTGAGCGCGGCTTTGAAGCCGTCCTACCGCCGAGATTTGGACAGTTTGGAAGAGGCTCTGACACTTATCCACAAGGAAATTGCAGGCGGGAATATCGCTCTGCACTTGGTCGAAGGGAACCACGAAGACCGTATTTACAGGTTTCAGGATTTGCATCCGGAAGCTGACGGCATGTTCGTCGAGGCGATGCACGACGTGCTGGCGCGGTTCGATTGGCGGTTCAAGCCGTATGGCGAGTTCCTGTTTATTGCTGGGGTCGGGTTTGTGCATGCGCCTAAAACGATTATGGGGCGCGCGTATGGTGGGAAGAACTCAGAGCAGCAGATCGGGAATGATGCGCTGTTTTCGATCGTGTGGGGCCACACGCATCGCGCTGTTTTCAAGCAAATCCCGAAAATTGGCCCGTCGCAGCACATTGAGGTGCTGAATTTAGGTAGCGCGATGCCGCAGGGCTATGTGGCGCCCTACGCTGGCACGGCGACGACGGGCTGGACCTACGGCGTGTTCGATCTTGAGCTGCGTGGCGGTCACATTGTGGGTCACCGCTTCATTGGCATGGACAGTCTGCGTGAGATGTACAGAGACTGAGGAGCTGGCGATGGACGAGGACGAAGAATTGGTCGTAGTTGGGCAGGAGAGTGAGCTGGCGCAGTTGGCTGGCGCGTTGTGTGAGCTGGCGCAGCAGGTTGATGTAACGCGCGACGACGACGCGCGGATCTACTTGTTGCAGGCAATGGCGGGGATTACCTACATGCTTAATCCGCCGAAGGGGGAGGTTCATGTCATCGACGGCGGAAAAGCCAAGCGGTAACGATTTCGTCGCGTTCATCGAGCGTTACGAGAACGATCCGATCGGGTTTGTCGAGAATGTTCTCGAGGCGAAGCCATTGCCTTGGCAGAAAGACTTTCTGCAGGCGATTGCGCGCAAGGAGCGACGGATCTCGGTGCGAGCCGGCCACGGTGTGGGCAAGTCGACGGCGTGTTCATGGGCGCTGATTTGGCACATGACGACGCGTTTTCCGCAGAAGAGCGTGGTGACTGCGCCTACGTCCGCCCAGCTGTTCGATGCTCTCTATTCGGAGTTGAAGGCGTGGATCAACAAGCTGCCGCCCGTGCTGCGCGACAGCTACGAAGTGTTCTCCGATCGCATTGTGCTGAAGGGGGCGCCGGAGAGTTCGTTTATTTCGGCCAGGACTAGCTCGAGCGAGAGGCCGGAGGCGTTGGCCGGCGTCCATTCCGAACACGTTTTGCTGGTGGTGGACGAAGCATCAGCCGTTCCGGAGGCGGTTTTCGAGGCGGCGGCTGGTTCGATGTCTGGTCATTCGGCATCGACAATTCTCATTAGCAACCCGACGCGAAATTCGGGTTTGTTTTACAAGACGCATCACGATCTTGCATCTGATTGGTGTCGGATGCACGTCTCTTGTTTGAATATCCCGCTCGTTTCTGCTGACTTCGTTTCGCAGATCAAGGCGACATACGGAGCCGAGAGCAACGCGTTCCGGATCCGCGTTCTTGGTGAGTTTGCTTTAGCTGATGACGACACCCTGATCCCCGCGGAGTTGGTCGATGGAGCCATTTCACGCGACATCAGCATTAATTCTTCTGAACCTCTTGTTTTTGGTCTCGATGTGGCGCGTTTTGGTAGCGATCGGACCGCTTTGGTGAAGCGGAAGGGGAATGTTGTTATCGAAGTGAAGAGCTGGGGCGGTCTCGACACGATGCAAGTTGTCGGCGCGATCGTGAACGAGGCGAAATTGGACCGTCCGGACGAGATCTGCGTCGACACAATCGGTCTTGGGTCGGGTGTTGCCGATCGGTTGCGCGAATTAGGCATGAATGTGCGTGATGTGAACGTCGCCGAGAGTTCGGCGATGAACCCGAACGCAAACAAGCTGCGCGACGAGCTATGGTTGGCGGTAAAGGAGTGGCTTGCGACGAAATCTGTGAAATTGCCGGCAGATGATCAGCTGCGGCATGAGCTGGTGGCGCCTCGATACACGTTTACGTCGTCAGGCAAGGTGCAAGTTGAGAGCAAAGACAGTATGAGAAAGCGCGGCATGCGTTCACCTGACTTGGCAGACGCCTTGTGCTTGTCGTTTGCGTCGAATGCGGCGATGGTTGGCGGGCGTGCGCCCAAGTGGGTGCCTGGTCAGGCTCTCAAGCGTCATATTCGTGGCGTTGTGTGAAGAAGGTTTGCGTGAATGGCTAAGACACCAGCATGGACGCGTAAGGCCGGCAAGAACGCCAAGGGCGGATTGAACGAGACAGGCCGCAAGTCGTATGAGGCGGCTAATCCCGGCTCTGATTTGAAGCCGCCTGTGAAGTCTGGCGACAACCCGCGGCGTGCGTCGTTTCTGGCGCGCATGGGAAACATGCCTGGTCCGGAATACAAGGATGGCGAGCCGACGCGGTTGCTGAAGTCGTTGCAAGCGTGGGGCGCCTCAAGCAAGGCTGACGCCAAGAAGAAGGCGGCAGCAATCAGCAAGCGCAACGAAGGAAAAAAGAAATGAAAAAGGTCTGGGACACGAAGGATCCGACGAAGGGCGACAAGAAGCTGTCGCCGAAGCAGAAAGCCTCGGCGAAGGCAGCAGCGGCTAAGGCTGGGCGCCCGTATCCTAACCTAGTCGACAACATGCGTGCCGCAAAAAAGAAGGGCAAGTGAGATGGAAGAAGAGATGCAGGGCGGTCAATGCCCGATTGCGACGCGCGACATCACGATCAACCTGCAGAACCGCGGGAAGGCAATCGACAAGGCCAACTACGGCCCGATGAACCCGCGCGAGCCGAACGACCGCTACTGGCAGCAGCTGGCGGCAAAGTGGGACGTTCCGGTTGAAGAGGCGATGTCGATGCGCTGCGGCAACTGCGCGGCGTTCAATCAAACAGAAAGAATGATGGATTGTATTGAGCAGGGGCTGGGAGGACGAGGACAAATTGATGACCCTATGGAAACGATTGAAGCAGGCAATCTCGGATTTTGCGAGATCTTTGACTTCAAGTGCGCCGCCGAGCGCACCTGCGACGCCTGGATTGTCGGAGGTCCAATCACCGACGAAGAAGAGGGCGACGAGTACGGCGAAGACGAAGAAGGCTCCGAAGAAGACGAAAGCTACAACGAAGAGGATTAAGTCTTGAAAGTAGCGATCTGCATACCGGCACGGGAGACGGTGTGTTCTGGCTTTGCGAAAGACCTGGCGATGTTGACTGCCAACATCTACGCAGGTCTTCCGCAAGGCGGCACGTTCAACGTCAACATCTTGAGTGGCACGCTGATCGCCGACCAGCGTCAGAACCTAGTCCGCAAGGCCTTTGCCTCTGATTACGACTATGTCCTGTTCCTCGATGCCGACATGCGGTTCCCGGCGAACACGTTCTGGCAGCTGAAAAAGCACGACAAGGACATCGTCGCGGCGAACTACCCGACGCGCCGAATCCCCGTTAAGACCGTCGCGTTCCGTGACTTTGCGAACCTTGAGTGCATTTATACGGACGGCGACAGCACGGGGCTGGAAGAGGTCGATGCGGTCGGCATGGGCTGCATGCTGATCAAGATGGACGTGTTCCGGAAGTGTCCGCTGCCGTGGTTCAACATAGCCTGGTTGCCGTCCGGCAACGTGTGGGTCGGCGAGGACATCTACTTCTGCAAGCTTGCCCAGGCTAACGGGTTCAAGGTCTACATCGACCACGACCTGTCAAAAGACGTGAAGCATATCGGCACGATGGAGTTCACACACGACCATGCGGTCGAGTGCCGGCCCGACGAGCCGCAAGACATTGTAGATGCCGCGCAAAAAATGGAGGCGCTAAATGAAGAAGTCGAAGTCTGACAAGAAGATCGGCAAGGTTATGGACGAGTACGCCGCAGGAAAGCTGCACAGCGGCTCAAAGAAGGGTCCGGTCGTAAAGTCACAGAAGCAGGCGATCGCCATTGCCTTGTCAGAGGCAGGCAAGAGCAAGAAGAAGTGAAGCACTTCTACGACCAGGTCGACGGCTGGTTCAACTTTTCGCGCCCCTACCAAGAAGCGGTCAAGGGCGCGAAAGATGGCGCGATCTTTGTCGAATTGGGGTGCTGGAAAGGCAAGTCTGCGTCTTTTCTTGGCGTCGAGATCATCAACAGCGGTAAAGCGATTGCGCTGCACTGCGTCGACCATTGGGGCGGATCGAATGAGCCTGCTCACAAGACTGACCCCGATCTTGAGCGCGTTTTTGACATCTTTAGAGAGACGATGGAGCGCATCGACGGCCTCGACCTGCATGTGCATCGCATGCCGTCTGCGCCGGCAGCTCACAAGTTTGAGGACGGATCTGTCGACTTCGTCTGGATTGACGCGGGCCACGAATACGAGGATGTCA